TTAAATAAATTTTCTATGGCGTTTGTTTTCGGTGTATAAGGAATACTAAAAAGATAATTATTACCGCTATTTGTAATCGCATCTTTTACAAAATTATTTCTGTGACTTCCAGCATTGTCTAAAATAATGAGATGTTTTTTATATTTTCTAAATATGAACTTATCCATAAATTCAACTAATCTTTCTTTTGTCATACCGCCTTTTTCATATAAAATCCAACCAATACATTTAGAATTTTTAATAGCAACCAACAATGTAAATTTACGAAAGAAAAAACTATCATCGGTTTTAATAACGCATCTTTTACCCGATTCGCATCTGCTATATTCAGCAATCATAGCAGGACTAATAGAAGTTTCATCTAAACTGATAATCTTATTTAATTTATATTTACTTACTTCTTTATAAAATTTAGTTAGTTCTTCTTTTTTATTGATTGGTTTTTTATATTTTGTTATTGGAAAATGTTCGTGCCTGGTTCGCTTTCTTGTTTTATTATTATCCTTCAAAACCTTACCTAAATGTTGTGATGTAATATCAAAATCTTTATATTTTTTCTTAACCAATTTAACCAATTCGGTCATAGTAATTTGTTGGTTCTTTTTCAATAAAGTAATAGCATATTTAACCTGTTCTTTTGTAATCTTATAAGATAGGTCCTTTCTACTATATCGTTTTATGGATTTATCTTTTTCATATTTATTTACCCATCTTTTCAAACTAATTCTTGAACAATCAAATTCTTCACACGTTTTAGTTAGATTTTTTGTTTTATTCAAATAATGTTTTACAGCACTAATTTTATAATCTTCGCTATGATGTTTTGGCATTTTATTATAATATTAGATATAATAAAAAACGTTCATTTTAAATCTTCATCGGTGTAAAAAATGCGTTGTACATCCGCTATTAACCTCGTGAGGTCCTATTTCATTTTTACTATAATCCAATTGCTTAATATCATTAGTTAAAAATAAATTTATATATAATATTTTATCATTTTTCATAAATTTTTTTATTTTTATCATATTTTTAATTAACTTTTTACTTAGTTTACTATTTGTATGAATAGTTATTTGCCTCTTCTTATTATAACTTATTATAAATGTATCATATTCCCAGTCTATGTTTGATAATATTTTATCAGAAATATATGGTGTATCTAATGTATTTGTATCTAATGGTAATTTTGTTTTTATAATACTGTGTTTTGAAGTAATATCATTCAGATTTTTATACAACCTGTTCATATATTATATATTGTGATTTTATTGATTGTTCACTTTTACAAATCATATCATAATATAATGTCATTAAGATTAACAATATTAAAATCACTGTTATACTTAACTGTTTTAACCATGTCAATCTTTTCATTATAAACTTTTTCCAATCTTTGCAATTGTTTATAATCAAGTGTTCTAAATACAATATTAAAATAAATATATAATTTGCCACGAGGTATCTTAATTTCTAAATCGGATTCTGGTTTAGCGAAATCTATATTCGGTAATCCTTTATCTTCGATCTCAATTAACCTTGATTCTAATAATGTATTTCTTTTAATATTTATAGTTAAAATAGTTCTATCTAATATTTCTATTTCATATTTTTTGTCTTGATATATATCAATCGGTGATATAGTTTTGGTATAAATTAAATCATTAATATTAATTCTTTTAAAATTAGAATCTGGTTTATCAAATAATTTTATAATAATATCTCCCGGAATGCATTTTTCATTTTTAATTTCATTTCCCTCTTTATAAAAAAAAATTTCTCTCTTATGTAAATTCAAATCAAACTCTTTTAAATCTTTTTGATAAATATTATTTAAATTTTTCATTCTTCCAATCTTTAATGGTTTAGTAACACAATTATAAATATCTTCTAAATTAACATTAATATTATATTTGATATCATTCCCTTTTTGAATTTTTTTATTTTTGCAATCACTATCTTTGTACATTTTAAAATTAACACCATATTTTGTATTAACATTAAATGAATAATCATTCATCATTTCATTAAACATTCCATAAATATTTTCCATATTCCCCATTGCACTAAACATATTAGAATATACATCATCTAAATCTTCTGTTTCAGAAAATATTCCCAAATCATATTGTTTTTTTAATTTTGAATCCGATAATACTCTATATGCACTTACCAATTCTTTAAATTCAAATTCAGCAGTTTTATTATCAATATTTCTGTCTGGGTGTAATTGCATTGCTTTTTTTCTATATGCTTTTTTAATTTCATCATTCGATGCTCCTTTTTCTAAACCAAGAACTTTGTAATAGTCCATACTATATATCTCTATATGCTAACTTTTAAGTCTTTTTATTACTTTGCATATATTTTATGTTTTGCAGATATATAAAAAGACAAACTCTACAAATAAATACGCCATAAAACAACATCCAAGTACTAATAAAATTTTATATATAGTATATTTTATAACTACTTGATTTCTTGGTAAACAAATTACACGCCCGCATTTTGTATAATTTGATTCTTTGAGCACGACTTCTTCTTCACACATTAAACAATTGTTTACTTCGTGCATATTTATCCAATTCACCAAGCATTCTTTATGAAGATAATATTTACATTTACAATTCTTTTCTAAAAACATTTCACTTATATTATCACATTGGTGTAAACATATTACACATTCATTTTGTTCTTTAACTATCAGCGTTTTTTCCATTTACATTATACATATAAAATATTTGAATACTATCCGATTTCTTTTATTATTTTTGTATCCAAAATTAATGAATATATATTTATTAAAAATTTTTCAAAATGAATCGGTGGTTTATTTCCCTTGAATATATTCATCTCACACTTACTTGCTAAATTTATTATTTTTATTTTTTGTTCGTTATTTAATATTAATAAAAATTCATTTAAAATTACTTTAATATATTTTCTGAAATCAATTCCGACAGAACACCCATCTACGTACATATCATATATATATTCCTTGAATTTACGATAATTATTAATATTTAATTCCGGTAACATTTTAATTAATTTTTTACTTTTTTTAATATATTCAAAATTAGTATTCTTAAATTTTTTTTTTATATAACACATCTCCAATAATGTAATTAGCTCTTTCAAATTTCTACTTTTTTTTTTTATTATTGTTAAATTTCTTTTTGATAATTTGATTCCTTCCTTTTTTGATATATTTTTTAATATAGTATCTATACAATTGTCTTTTGCCACTGGTATTCTAACAGACATAAATCTACTTCTTAATGGTTCAATAATAGAACAATATCTTGATGTTATAAAAATAAATTTAGATTTGCTTTTTTCTATTATCCTTCTTAACATCGCCTGCGTATTATAGCTTAGTTTATCAGCATTCTTGATAACCAGAACTTTGTAATTATTCGTTAATATGTTTTTTGTCGATGATAAATTTTTAACCAGTTTTGATACAAATATTTTATCCTTATTTAAATAATTACAAACATCAAACTCAAAATGATATGGTGAATAATTAAATTTTAAACTTTTTTTTTTATCAATATTATAAATTCCCTCTTTCATGTTTAATGTGTCATCGCCAAAATATTCTCGCAAAAAAATTTTACATATTGTTAATTTCCCAGAACCAGGATAGCCATATAATAACAAATTATTTATTATTCCTATTTCATAAACCATCTTGTAAATTTTCTTATTATATACCAGTTCATCAGCAGATTTGGGTCTATGTTTAATAAAATACATTATATTATTTTATTAAATTATTTTTAAGATAATTTATTTCCATTTTTATTCTATTTTACATCTGTTTTGTATTCTTTGTAAATTAATGACACAAGTTTTTTAAATTTTAAGTCTTTCGTCAAATTAAATATATGTTTTTGATTGTCTATAAATTTTTGTGGTATTTCTGAATAATAATCACATGTATTGAGTTTCATATATACCCTTTTAACATTTCCTAAAAATATTTTTATCATTGTTTCATTCGCCACATCATCCTTCCAATTTTGACCATCATAATAACAAAACATTTTATTACCTACAATTCTGAACGGTATATCCAATTTTTTAGGGAATAATATTTTAAAAAATTTGAATTCTGCCATCGGGCCTCTTGATTCTAATAATTTTCTAATTTTTTTTTCATTCAAATACTTAAAATAATCATCGTTATTTCTTATTAATATTTTATAATCTCTGTTTTTAAAAATAGTGTTATTAAATTTATTATTTAATTTATCAACTTTGTCATTCAATTCCAACAACAATTTATATATTGTTTCATTATTAATTTCCATAATTTATTATAATATAGAATTATCTTTATATCGTCGTTTTTATTACAATAATATTTTATCCATTACCAATAATGAATTCTAATAAAATACTCGCTAATAATATCAACAATATCATTGAAAAATTAAATATTCTTAAAAATGATTTATCACTTTTACACAATGAACAAAAGCAGTTATCAACTGAAAAATTTTGTGACATACAAGAATTACTCGGCTTGATTGATACAAATATTGATGTATCTTTATATAAAATTGATAAAGATCTTCCTATCACCAATAAAACTATTAAAGATAGAATTAAAGAATATGAAATTGAAAAAAAAACATTAGAACCATTTCTTCCGTCGTTATTAATTTATCATATGCTTGTTTCCGCTACACAATAAATAGGAATTTCTTCCACCATCATATATTCACAAAATAATTTATTATATTTTTCTTGTTCTTCATATTCCGGGTATTGTTTTATAATTTCACCCCATCTGCTATTTATCATTTGATTATATTTTTCTTCATAAGTTTCTTTAAATTCAATCAAATACGAGGACAATTTAAAAAAAGCATCTACATTTTTTCGACATTCAACTTTATATCTATCATCCTCCATATTAAGTATCCTATCTGATTCGTTTTTATTATTTTCAATTATATTAGATAATATAAAAATATTTTCAATATATCTAAATGCCTTTAACATAAGTATGTTCCAATTTGATTTAGCTGGTATAAGTGTCATTCCTATATTGTTTTTCTGAACCCCACGTAGTTGTGTTTTTATTGAAAGTGGTGGTGTTTGTGGTGGTGTTTGTGGTGGTGTTTGTGGTGGTACTTGTGGTGGTATTTGTGGTGATGTTGGTATGGTATACATTAAATTTGTACTTTTCAAAAAACTTGGCGAAAAATCTTTATCTATTTTTTTACTTTCATCTTGTTTATTGTCTTCGTCTGTTATTTCTATTTCATATTCGGATTCCCTCAATTTTTTATATAAATATTCAATTCTATTTAAAAATAATTTTAATTTTGTTGCATGTGATACCGTCTTTGTGTCATTCTCCATTCTATTTTTATTATTTATTTTACCATATCTTGATGATAATTCTAAATATAACCAAATTTCTTGTTCAATTTTATTCTTATAACCCATATACAAAAAAAATTTTTTATCCCATTTATAAAAATTAATATAAGAATTTATAATTGATATAAATAATTGTAAAATCCAAATAAATATAAACAATGCTGAATTAAATCCTATGTTATTTGATGTATTAACAGTTGTTCCACTAATCGACATCAATGCTGGGGTTATAATTCCAGCTGTAATTATAAATATTTTTGATATATTGTAATAATTATATATCGATTTGTAATTACGAGAAACAAATGTGGATATTCTTTTAAACCTTGTTAAAATTATATTTTTATCATTATCTGTCAATTCTGGTAAACTAATTATTAAATTATAAATAGTATCAAAATCATCTATTGAATAATATTTGCAATTTCCACAACAATATGATTCGGTATAATTGTCTTTTTTTAAAATGATTGGATTTTCTAGATCTGTTTTTGACATTTTATATAATTAGTAATATCTTTTTAATATCGAAACCATATTCAAAAATTCTTTTAAATTACTATGTTCGGGTACGGTTGTGAATGTTTTGATTTTTTTTGCTATAACTATTTCTCCAAATTGTTTTACATTATCGCAAAAACTATGATGTTCGCATATAGTTTCACCCCACTCAATTTTATTATAAACATCCGTTTTAATCAAACAAAATCCACCAAATGCAGAATCTACATATTCTAAATCTGATTCTGATTCTAAATCCATTTTAAATAAATCGGCATCATCTATATTGATGTTTAATGCTTTGCGATAATTTATACAACGTTCACATTGACTAAACATACATGTATTATCATTATTTTTCCATGTTACTCGTTTTCCATTTGTCTGAACAGCAAAACTATCATAATAGTGGTGGTCGTCATTGTACAATAAAAACATTTTATAACATATACAATATGGCGTTACCATTGCAATATTTGAATTATATTTAAATACGTCTAACATTTTTTTTAAAGTTTTCTCATGAAATATTACATCGGAATCTATTAATAATGTGTAATCAGAATAAAGAATACCATGATATTTTTTTAATTTATTTCGCAAACGACACATATGAATACCTCTTGATTTTAAAATACCTTCCATATTATTTTTTTTGTTATCTTTATTGCATGGATTGTATGTGTTCTCAGTTATTAACATACCCTTTCTATTTTTCATAAAATTATGTAAACAAGTTTTTGTTAAATCACTAGAATCATTTTCATAAACAAAATATTCAAAATCATATGCATATTGTTCTTCCAATATATTTATTAACTTACCAAAAAAATAACAATATTTTTCTGAATCTTTCACCATAAATACAATACTTATTTTCATTTAATAATAATAAATAATTTTTTAAAATATATTAAACTTGGTTCGATACAAATCATAAACATACTATTTATAGACTATTTATAGACTATTTATAATATAATTATATAATCAAATGCGCATATATCGCAAAGTTACAAATGAAGATTTATTTGGAAAATCCACAAATACCGTTAATTTTAAACATGTTAAACATGTTAAAAAAGTTTTTATACCGAAAAAACAAGCAGAATATGGTCCTAAAAAACGAATAAAACCATGACGAACAGGTACGAAAAGTCAACAAATTCCACCAAAAGGGGGATTTAACAAAAAATAAAGCAATTATATTTTACATATAAATACGAAATGACAAATATATTCTAATTTTTATAACGAATTTGTTTTGAAAAGCATTTATATCAGATAAATAAAATAACAGAAAACTTTGATGATATTAATTTTGAAACATCCATTTTTGATTAAATTGCGGGCTCTGTGTACATGGGTCTAAACGTAATATCATTAATTTTTTATCTTCTTCTAATTTCTCTCGCTGTTTATTTTTGCCAATTGCATAACTAAACTTATCTGGTTTAACATCATTTCCTATACTCAAACATTTTTGTTGATTTGATGATGGTCTTATTGTCATATCCTGTTCATGATATCTCCATTGATTTGATTGTCCATTTTTACAATTTCCCATATATACTTCAGGTCCACTAAATTTTAAACATTGTTTCATATCATAATGATTCTTTATGACACCTGATTCAGACATCATAGTCCACATTTGATTTGGTGCAAATGTCCATGAACCCATATATGCTCTGCTACTTTTACCCATTCCATACATTCTATCTATTACCTTCTCAGGATATTGGGCTGATACTAATTTACCCTTACCAATATATATTCCGCCAGATGCACCTTGTGGACCTCGTACCCCATTATCACCCTTAACACCTTGTTTACCTGGTACAATCGGAATATTGTTAAATCCATCTTGTAATTGTTCTTTTATAATTTTTTGGATTGCTTTTTTTTGATTGTCATTCAATGGATCTGTTGTATTTTTCGAACCTTCAAATAAGAAATTTTCTTGAAGATTGCGATTATAAACAAATATAGATATTCCAATTATAATCAATATTCCAACAATGCATAAATAATGTATCATATACTAAGATATTAGATTTTTTCCTCCAAATAATCCTTATTGATTGTAATGCGTGGATGGGATACTATTAAAAAATCTTTCATTTTTCTGATATAAAATGATATTGTTCCGTATTCAAATAACTTTTCAATTCTATCATTTTTAATCATTGATTCATCTATTTCAAATTGAATATCTATCACTTTTTTGCACTCAGATGTACCACATTTTATATATTTATGTAGTGTTTTGTAATATTCATATGATTTTGAAAAAATAACCAATGATATATAGTGAATTCCCGATAATGGAAATTTCAATGAATATGCATTATTTTGTATATATTCCATTATTACATCCCGTTCAGTATATTGAACAAAAAATGGTGTCGCGCCAAAAAATTTCGGTTTAAAATGCTTATTACAACTGATAAGCGTTAAATAATTTTCCTTATATGATTTTTTCATTTATTTAATATTATTATTGTATCGAATTAATAATAATCAGTTTTTATACTCGGAATATTTTTATACTTAAAAGAGCAGATTTAATATTATACATATGGAAGAATTAAATAAATTATTATTTAACAAAAAGGTTATGTATACAAAAAACCGTAAAGATAATAAAGATAGTAAAGATAGTAAAGACTATGGTGATAACAATAATGAAATTCTCGAACTTTTACAAGGACGCCTTGCACTAGGTAAAGAACGTTATGGACATGGTATAAGAGTGGATGAAGACACGCGAAATTTTGGAACAACTGAAAATGATTGGGAATTAATGGCATTAGAAGAAATGTTAGATGGATTAATCTATACTACTGCATCCATTATCAGATATAGAAATAAGAAAAATAAAAATTGATTTTAATATTTTATACTAATACTTTATTATTAACAATAATATATTGAAGATATAATATAATCATTAGTCCTCCGACACCCACATGACCATCATTGCCTTTGGGGGTTTAATTATTTTTTTCGAAAAATAAATAAAAACTTATGAGTTAGGGCAAGGACACCTCTTGGTGAATAATATTGAATATATATATATATATATAATAATTATTTAAATTCATATAATTATTATTCGAAATCATATAATATAATATAATATTTTTTCGAATTCATATAATATCTTTAATCGGATATACTTATAACAAAAAAAATGATTTTATAAATACTATCACGTGGATTTAATATAAATATAATATGAGTAATTTTAATAATATTGTAACAGCGTATAACCCAATTGCATACACATTAGTATTAACAATGACAGTGTGTATTTTTGTGTATATTGTTAATTTTTTAAACAAGGATATTTTAAGACAAAAATTAATTATTGTAGAAGGAAACATTGGCACAGGTAAAACAACCCTTTTAAAGATGTTGGAAAAATATGGGTGCGAGGTAATTTATGAACCAGTTGATGTATGGCAATCAACATATAATAGTGATGGTAAAAATTTACTTGAAACATTTTATTCTGATATGAAAAGATGGGCATATTCAATGCAGAGTTTTGCTTTTAAAACAAGGCTCAATGCAATGACAAAACCCCAGTCATCTTTAATCAGATATGTGGAGCGTTCTGTTTACACTGACCGCATGGTATTTGCTAAAAATTGTTACCATAACAAAACAATGAATCTTTTAGAGTGGAACATGTATACATCTTGGTTTGATTGGATTTTAAATATCTATAAAAAAGCAGGATACAAGACTAAACCAGATGGTTATATTTATTTGAGAGCATCTTCGGATGTTTCATATAACCGACTTGTTTTAAGAAACAGAAATGATGAAATGCAAATTTCCCTAGAATATCTTGAGCAAATTTCAGACCTACACGATAAATGGCTACTAAAAACATCAGATAAAGTATTAGTTATTGACTGCAATAAAGATTTTAAAAATGACATAGATAAATTCAATGATATAAAAAAATCAATTTGTCATTTTATTGAACAAATTTAAATCTATTTAATTATTATTAGGATGAATACCAAACTTATAAGTTTATCAATGATTTCATTGCTATTGTCCACTGGCGGAATATATTATACATTTTCTGCATCAGAACAAAATATGGAAAACTATCTTTTAAGTTTATCATTATTTTTAACTGGAATTATTATTACACAATTTATAAAAGACAATTCTTATTTACAACACGGATTAAAAATATTTAGCATTGCAGGGATCTTTCTTTTATCTCAACGATATTCTGCTGTAAATGCGAATAATACCGGTTCATTTGATTTAACAATTTACAATATTTTAAAAATTTATGCAATTATGGAAGCAGCTATTTCGCTTATTGGAATAAATAAAAAGTTTAGATTGGTGTTTGCACCACTTGTTACTCTTTTTAGAACAATTTTTATAACTGGTTCTATCTTTTACTCACTTTATGAACATGTTAATTTTGGCGACAAGTTAATTAATTCATTATATTTTATTAATATTGCAATTATTTTATTAACCATTGTTTTTATCAAAGTTTTTAAAACAAATTTATTCATTAGTTTGATGGTTGGTTCAGCCCTGTTTACGCTAGGAATTATATTTTTTACATTCCAATTAACAAATGAAGGATTATGTGATGATATCAACGAACTTTCAGCAAGTCCGATGTCAGGTGCGGGTAAAAAAATAATGGGGCATATTGTATTGCCACTAATTTTATTAATAATCATATTTTATGAATCACAATGGTATTGTATTGACCCAGAATCAAATAAACAAGTATTTAAGTCGTTATTTGGTAATGTTAAATTATTATTATTAACAATTATTTACGTTATTTTAATGATCGGTGTATTATTTCTGAATATTTATCTTAACCATCTTGCGAAAGATAAAATAACTTTATCTGAATATTTAAACAAGGGTATTAAAAACATGGTAACAAGCCCTTATAATTTTATTATTATTTTATGTATATTATTTCCTGTATTTTCTAATTTTGTATCTAATAATTTAAGTTATTTACGCTAATTTTTCCTTGAATTCTTTTATTAATATCAACACCTTTTTACTTTCCTTTGCACAATTTAATGCTGTTTTTTTACAATATTTATCATTTTTTAAAGCAATACACTCTTTATAACATCTTTTAACAACATGATTAAAAAATGTCAAACAACTTTTTATATTTGGTGACCTATTTGCAACAAACAATAATACTAAATCACATGTTTCACTTGTTTCATAGCAACTTCTTAATGATCTCATGGATGATAATGGTTCTGGTGAATTAGACGCCTGAATTATTTGTGCTTTGCAGGATGTTTTAAATATTATTATTTCATTGATTAGTTTTTCTAAAAATCTATCCATTTATAATAATTATTGATATTTTATTTATGATGTAGTTGTTGGCAGTGCACTTGCAAAAATAATAAAATTCATAACTATGACTGGAATTTGCGCACTAAAATCAGTTGTCTTACCTGCAATAACCAATTTAGAATCACTTCCCAAATCTTCGGTTTTCCATGATACCCCAGTCATATCTACCACACTTGGCGCAGTTCCTTTTACTGATACACCTGATTGGGCTGCTGATTTAAGAGTTCCGTTACCTATTGTTAATTTGCTTGCAATTTCACTTGCATACACCTTGGGGTTCCAATTAGTTGGGGTTTCCGTGTCAATAGACGATGTCGTCCCATTATCGACCATAGAATCTGCTGATGTTGTACCATAACCATGCCCTTTATATTTAAGACGATGTTTGTGATCAGCATCATGTAAAATTACATTACCACTTCCTGTTATTGTTGCATCGCCTATGATATTTTTTTCCTCTATATCTACATAAAGCCCACTTGTATCAGTATCAACATTTATACTACCCGACATTGTTACATCTATTTTTATTTCTGGTAAATTATCTTTTGTTATTGGTATATTTTGTTCTGTGGCCGTTTCAACATTTGATGGAATTCCGCCACCAGATGGCCCATTCATCGTCAATGTATCAGCCCCCGAAACAGGGTATGAATTATACCCAATTGGCATTCTGTTATTCAATTGGGGCATTTTTAAAAACCCCCCCGAGATTTCTAGAACTTGGGCAAGAGCGGGGTAATCGGCAGCTTTATATACATTTGTAGAACCATTGCATGGCAACCAATAATAAGATCCTTCAATCGCCCCCGTATTGGCATTTTCTGCTGTAACCTCTTTTTTAGGAGGGTCATTTGATGGCCACATCATTATAACACCGACCTGCAAGCCCGCTCCTAGTCCACCGCTAATAGTTGCAACTTGCACATCAACATATTTCTTATTTGCGGAATCTGCAAAATGTTGTGGATACCGTAAATTTTTTACAATTGTTCCATCACTTGATTCACCAGTAGATAAAGAACCATAATCAATCGTTGAATTATTAAAAGTGAAAGTCGTACTGGTTGTTATATATGATCCATTGGTAATCATGTAATTACTATTTGTAATCCCATGTGTGCCATTTGTGATTGTGTAATTACTATTGGTAATCATGTAATTACCATTCGTAATCGTGTAATTGCCATTCGTAATCCCATATGTTCCATTTGTAATCGTATAATTGCCATTTGTAATCCCATATGTTCCATTTGTAATACTATATGTATCATCTGTACTTGTAAAAAATGTATTGGTTGAATCAAATTTGGACCCGTTTTTTACTTTTATTGTCGTATTTCGTATATCAAATATTCCATTCAAAAATTTATAATCGGCGTCAATGATATCATATGTATCATTATTACTTATAAAATTTATATCTGTCGTCACCAAACGCCCCCCACCATTTATAATTATTCCAGAATTATTTGAATATATTAAATCCCCTGTCATTGTATCACCTGCCTTTTTTACATATTTATTTTCAACATCCGATGTAAGTGCATCAACATATTGCTTATTAACTGCATCCATTTGATTTATTGGATCATGTAAATTTACAATCCTGCCTGCATCACTATCTAAATCACTTGGTCCAATATCTGATGGTATTAGTGTATCCATCTCAATACATCCAACATTATAAATGCAATATCCATTCATATTTATTGGTCCTTCAAACGTTCCACTATCAGACGAATGCAATAAATCAATTGTATATCCATGTTTATTTACAACTAATAGTTGATCCTCATCACTTGGACCACCATTTACATTATATGATAATGTTCCAGCAAACTCCCTTGCATATTTTTTATCAATTGCCCAATCACTTTGACCAATATGTACTAAATCTGTCCCCCCTATTTTTGCTTGTGCTAATTTTAAACCTTGGTTAAAAATTGACCCACCTTCTACAATTAAATCTGCTGTTCTTGCATTTACAATACCTTTTTGGCCTCTTATTAAAACAAAATCAAACATTTTTGAAATAGTAACCGCATCGTAAGTAAAATGATCATATGAATCCAAATATCTAATACTTGGTATTGTTCCGCCCGACATGATATACTGTATATATAAAAAGAAACATTTAAATATTATTCATATATATATAAATGGTCAGAGGCGCTGTATTACAATTAGCAGCTGTCGGTGAACAAAATAAAGTTTTGACTGGGTGTCCACAAATGTCATATTTTGTTTCGGTTTATAGAAGGCATACAAATTTTACATATCAAGACATTAAAAATTACTGGAGTGGTCAAATTGACTTTGGTAAAAAAATTTATTGTAAATTAAATAAAATCGGTGATCTTATTTCGTCTCTTACATTATCAATTCAACTACCAGACCTAAGTGAACTAAATACAAATACAGAAAGACCTGTTAGTTGGATTAATGGTATTGGGCATGCTATTATAAGAGAATACGAAATTAAAATTGGAGATAATATTATCGATAAAAGATATGGGTTATGGTTGGAAATATGGAGTGAATTAGCAGTCCCGGAAGATAAAAGAAACACTTATAATAGACTCGTTGGTAAACATAATACATTTAATAATAGTTTACAAACTGGACAAATGGCATTATTAATTCCATTGAGATTTTGGTTTACAGAAGAACCAAGCCTCGCTCTGCCAATTATTGCATTACAAAGACAAGATGTTATTCTTAGTGTTACTTTAAAAGAAGCATCAAGTTTAATAACAGGATATTATCCAAAATTCCATAAACCTTTGTTAAGTGCAGACCTGTATGTCCGATATTATTTCCTCGATGATTCAGAAAGAAAAGTGTTTGCAAAAACAAAACAAACATATATAATAGAACAATTGCAAGTTGAAACACTAAATAAAAACCAAGATCTTGGTTTAACAACCTTCAACAATGTTCCTACGGCAGCCCAATTTGAAATGAGTATTCCATTTAATCATCCGATTAAAGAAATTATATGGACTGTTCAAAGACAAGATGCAATGTTTTATATTGAAAATTATGCAAATGGTATTCCAGTAACACCACCATATGAATATTGGAATAATATTTTTAATTTTTCAAATGTTCCAGAACCAGATTCAACGCCAGGTAATAACAATACTGTTTTATTTGCAAATTTAAGAATTGAGGGCAATGATTATTTTCAAGAAGACAAAAACATGTCATCGGTATATTGGAGATTGATTCAACCGGCGGCTGCACACACAAGAGTCCCAATTAATAGACATATTTATTTATATTCATTTGCTTTAAAACCAGAAGCACATCAACCATCTGGTACATATAATTTTAGCAAAATTGATCATCGTTATTTAAGATTATTGTTAAATCCAAAAAATATTACTAACAGTGATACAAACGAATACATCATTAATGTATTTGCAACAAATTACAATATTCTTACCATTGAACATGGTGTTGGTACTTTGGAATATATTATGTAGTATATAAATTAAATATAAATATATAATATAGTATGTCCAACAATAATATTAAATCAAGATTACTAAAATCAATTAATGTTTTGGATAAAACAATCGAAGAAACAAGAACAATATTAGATGAAATCGAAAAAAAAATAAGCAAAATAAATAAAATAAATGCAAATAATGGCCAAGCAAAAGGTGGAGACAGTTCGGTAAATAAAAGTGGACAAAAAATTGCAGTTGAATGGATTTTACAATCTGCTAAAATAATTAAGCTAAATTGCACTGCTATTCAGCAATCTGATATTAATTCAAAAATTATTGATTTGAACAATAATGTTAAAAATGTTAAAAATGCATATGAAAATGCAAAAGGTCTATTAAAATTAAATGAATTAGATTTACTTATTGGATCACTCGTTAGTACAGCAGAATTACAAGTTAAAACTCTTTTATTTTATAATAAGTTTGTGAATCGTTTATGTACCGTGACTCCTTAATTGCTACATAATATTTCCGGCCTGAACTAAATACGGATATGTGGTTGCTGCATCAATAGATACTTCGACTAATGCAGTTAAAATAATCATTGCGCCCAATTTCTTCTCGCTTTGATTTATACCTTCTGTAACCATTTTTTCAAAATCTTTTAAAATCAATTTTTGAAGCCATTTTTTATTATATGTACATAGTACTGATTGCACTGAATGCGAAAATACAACACCATTTGATACAATATTTTTTTTTTGTGCGAGTGTGAATTGGCATCTATAATTCCACATATCTTCGCATATTTTATACAATATTTTTAATTGAGCCAAGGATAAATCAAAAAACCATTTTGCTTCCGTATAATTGTCTAATGCATCTATTTTTTCGAAAATAGATTCAACCCATAATTCAAACTCTTTCTCTGGTGTTAACTTATCTTTTTGTAAAACAAGTTGCACCCCTTTATTTAATAATGTATTAATGCGATTATTAATTTTGTTAATAGAATTATTTGAAAATCGTTCCCCTGTATAGGGATTTTTCCATGTTTTTTTTAATTTATACAAGCATCTTATATCAAAACCATATTTTTTATCATTTTCATTAACTGAAATGAAATAAGGCAAAGATACCGTATATAATGATTCAAAATCTAAAAGATTTTTATTATTAATACACTGACCCATCCTTCTAATTAGATATACCCTCCACATTGTTTGAATTTTAATAATATCATGCACTTTATTTTCGTAAAACTTTATTTGTTCTAAGTAAGCCATCAATTTGATATACATTTCATTCTTTCTCAATCCCTTGTGATTAATATTATAGTAGTTGCATGAGCGCTTTAATAATACAGACGATGTTAATGCAAATGGTACATTATTTTTTCTAATTATATCATAATTTTTATTATCTTTGATTTCTTTAATATTTATTTGGTCTATCCTAATTACATTTTTTGATCTTTTGTGGATACCACAAAATTCTGAATCATCTTTTCTTTTATATATGCACTGGATAAACTCTTGTTTGTTTTTTATTGACATACAGTATTCGTTGTTAAACATTTTGTACTATTATATATATATATATTTATTATGTAAATCAATTTTTAGATGATATTCGTTTATACAAAACTTTATTTATATAAAAAAATTGAAAATATATTATTTAAAGAGATATTGCTAAATTATATTATCATGCCACTTATCGTAAAAGAAAACGACTTTAATGTCGACAACGTAACTTTTTCTGCTCCTAAAAAGAGTAAGAAAGATAACAAACTCAGAAGTTATCTTCTATACAATGGACAACAAGCAGAATTTGAGACCCCTTGGTTGAGACTGCCATGGGATATTTCTGCACCATATCAAGATCCAGATAGTTTGACAAAACCATGGAGCATTTGTTTCCAGGAGCAAGCTTGTCAGGATTTTGAAACGAATGAAGAAAAATTTAAACAGAAAGATATGGTGACCAAATGGTTTGAAGCATGGAGAAATTTGTATTTCAAATTTATTGATTTTTGTATTGAGTATTCAATGGAAATTTTTGGTAAAAAATATACAAAATCACAACGCGAGGTTGTCATGGCACTGGTTGCTCCATTTGTGAAAACGACGGATGATTATCCATCTCAACTTCGTTCCAAAGTATATAATACTAATGGAGTTCCAGATACAAAAGTTTACAGAGGAAGCAATGTTCCGCTTAACCTATCAAATTTTGGTACACTTAAAGAACTTGCAGGAAAGGGTTCTTTCATTAAGCAAATTCTTGTTCCAAATGTTTGGTTTATTAATAAAGGTACTGGAATTAGCATTTCGTCAAAACAAATTCTCCTTCAAGAAACCGATAGCGGTAAATCAAATGGATTCGCATTTAATGTTAAATTCAAAGAAAAAGTTAAAGATATTAGTGATAATGTAGAAAACCTCACAGTTAATGATACATCTGATGTAGACGAGTCAAGTTCTGACGAGGTCGAGGATGATGATGACGATGAGGAAGAGGTTGTTTGAAAGTAATCATACAACAAATTATAAATTAAAAATATCATATAATACTATATGATTGGTTATTTAGTTGAATTTTTTGGAACATTTGTATTTTTATCTGTTATTATCGTTACTGGTAATCCAATTGCAATTGCCATGGCATTAGCAACTATGATTTATTTTGGTGGTAAAGTTTCTGGAGGTCATTTTAACCCAGCAGTAAATGTTATGATGTACCTTAATAAAAAGATGAGCACTACCAAACTCATTGGACAAACTATTGCACAGTTACTTGGTGCAGTTGCAGCTTTCGTATATTTTACAATAGTTCATGATAAAAAATGATTTAATATTATTATAAATAATTTAATTATTTTATAAAATGGAACAAAAGTTAAATCTACACTTTACAAATTACAAATATATTAAATCATTGATATATTTATATAGACTTTCGGATAAAGAATGTCGAAGAAATAACAAATTATCACCAGAAATTGGTTCGTCGAGAGAAAAAAATATTATTGCATCTTTTACAACTAATCCAATATTTGATATTGAATATATGATTGATAATAAATATGAAGAAGATTGTATTATAGATAATAAAAAAATATCAATAAAACATTCATCTAATAAAAAAAACATTGGTAATGGTATTAAAATTATTTGGATTTCAAATAAAATAGAACAATCAAAATTTATTAAAAAATTCTTATTTTCAACTAACTTACTTATTATTTGGATTCGAGAAAATGAATTAGAAATTTTATATGTTAAATATGAAATATTAAACAAATACCATCATTTATTTAATATTATGAAAAAACAAGTTTTTAAATGTTTGTCTGGAAATTCAAGAGGAATTGAACTTTCAAAAGATTTTTTCAAAAAAATATTAGAGAAATCTACATTTCACAAAAAAATACCAATTGATAATACATATAATGCTGACAATGAAGTTAATTGTATTCAAAAACGTATTAAATTATTAAAAATATTTGAGCAATAATTCTTCTACTTTTTTCGCAATCAAATATGATAATAACGGTGGTACCGCATTTCCAATATATTTATAAGACTTCATTGTTTTTTTCTTTGTAAATATATAATTTGGCGGAAATGTTTGTATCAATCCTACCTCTCTTAATGTAAGACGTCTCTCTGGTAAGTGCGATTCATTCTTATTTATTTTACTATTTTCATGACGCCTAAATTCAATATTACCATGATGTTCTGCTCTTATTGTTGGCGCAAATCCCTCTAAATTAATCTCTTTTTGCCCCTGACCTTTATTTAATTTTTTTGCTTTTGAATATAATTTTTGTGATAAATCTTCTGTTTTATCTGGTTCTTTAAGATGTTGTAAATATTTACATACATTACATTTGATCATATTTTCTGTTATTTTATTCCATTCTGACTCTAATTCTTTGTGTTTTATGTTATTTGAAATTCCTATTATAATTACTCTTTTTCTTGTTTGTGGTATTCCATATTCTGTGCAATTAATTAATTGATATTTAACATCATATCCTATTTCACTAAATTCTGAAATTATCTGTTTTATTGGTTCGGTTTTCATTGTTAGTAAACCATATACATTTTCTGCTACAAATATTTTTGGCTTCGTCCTTTTTACAACCTCTACAAAACATTTATATAATGTACCTCTGCTATTACTATAATCATTATCTATTTTTGATTTCATATCATGGGTTTTTGTACTCTTAAATCCATTTCTTTTACCACATGGACTAAAATCTTTACACGGAAAACCACCTATAACAATGTCTGTTTCTGGAAACATATAATCTTCTTGTAATAAATCATATATACTTGCTATTTTATAAATGTCATGTAAAATGTCATGTAAATTATTCATCATATATACTTCCTTTGATCCTTCCATTATGTCATTCTGAAATACTATTTCAAAATTATTTTTCTTTAATTCTACAAAATTATTCTCATATATTTTTTTTATGTTATCCTTGTTTTTTATTGAATCATTTTGAACAATAATATTGTTTGTAAATCCCATATCCATTCCACCAATTCCAGTAAATAATGATAATACTTTATACATTTATAATCTATAATCTATAATCTATATGTTTGTTTTATTTCAATCACTTTTTTATATAATTACATAAAAAATGATTTAATATTATTATATATTACTTATAATAATATCAATAATGGCATCAAAAGGAAATATGCAAAATAACCTGGCTTTTTGCAAAGTACACGGTTGTAGATACAAACATTCACATGTTACAACAGGACACACCTGTGGTACATGTAAAAAATATGGGCATGGACAAGTAGAATGTGGAAATTCGAATTTAATCAAAAAATTAGAACAATATTGCGAAGACACTTTACCTATTCAAAAATATTGTACAATGAAAGGATGTATTAGAAAAGAATATCACACAACAATAGCACACCACTGCTCATTTAGAAATTGTGGGGGTAATCATTCCATCCATGACTGCCCTATCATTTTAAATGGGGTATGCGACGATTTAATTAAAATTGAATGCCCCATTTGCAGAAAAGATTCGACGATCCCGTCAACATATACAAAAATTATTGGTTATGATACCAAATGTATTATTTGTTACACTAATAATGTAGAAGTTCTTTTGCAGTGCGGACATGCAAATATATGCGATACATGTTGCAGAATAATGAATTCTAATATATCGGATAATGTTAAATCGGAATCGGATTTGGATGAATCCGACCTCAAAGAAATTAAAAATAAATTTAAAAATATACAAGGGAAAATTTATACTATTACAAGTGCAGGAATGGGTTGTTCTTTTTATTCAAAAAGAAATTCAAATACCACACCAATAACCACCTTTTTCATGCATTGTGACATGTGGGGGCAATATAACAGCTGTGATGATAGACCAGATTTATATAGATTTATTCATGGATATACAGAAATATAAACATAAATATAAACAGAATTATAAACATAAATAACACTTATACTCGCCTCTCATACAACCTTTTTTTGATTTCGTTTCTTTAACATAATTTTTGCAAATTCTAATGGATATTTTTTTTGAAATATATCAAAATTATCCACAATTCCATCTTTTTTAACTTTATTTAATAACTCTTTTACATAATAATCATTATTTAATGATTCATGTAATAAATGAAAACATACTCCATGATAATTTGATACCATTACTTCATCTATTTCAATATAATTAACTAATCTTGAATACTCAAATATATTAAATATTAACTGACCTCTAAAATACAACTGAATATGTGTATAAAAATATGGAATCTTATTATCATAGCCTACCTTAATTTCATCAAAAATATCATATTGTTTATTTAATTGATTTATTAATGCTGGTGCATCGGATGTTATTAAATCATAATGCGAATTGGCAAAATATGATGTTCCCATTATTATATCATATGCCCTTCCTCCTGTTAAAATCGAACCTCTTATTTTTAAATTAAGATATAAAAAATGATTATTAATCATATTGGGTTTATTGCTTTTATTCTTTAGAAATAAATTTAATATTTTGTCTTCAACTTTTATCCAGTCTGACCAATAATTACTAAAATTAACTGGTAATGTATATTCATAATATAAATGCTTTAATGAATGTAGATTAATTCTTTTATTATATTCGATTAAATTTTTTCTGTAATATATAATTAATACCGGCTGTAAATTTAACATATAAATATAATGATAACGTTTTTTAACTGGCAAAGAAAAAAATACTTGATTTCTTTTTTTATAATACTTTTTATATAAGGATTTAAAAAAATCTAAAAAAAATTTATTATCTTTCTCTGATATTACAACAAATGGTTTATTAAAATCATTTTGTTTATCCAGTTGTGTTACTCCAAAAAAACTAATATTATTTTTAATTAAAAATTTATATAAATCATTTATTGCAGGATACATTTTTTTCCGCTCGTTTCGAATTGCTTCAATATAGAATTTATTATTCATTATAATAAGTTGGTATTTTGAGTTTATATAAAAAATGATTAAAAATATAAAATCATTAAATATCATAATGAATGATCAAATAATGAATGATTTAGAAATAGGAATTAGAAACTTGACATTGAATGATATAACATTTAATGAATTTATTGATTACAAGGTAACAAGAATAATATATGAAACATTAAATAAAGTAAAAAAATATCCGTATCCTAATTCAATTGAAGGATGGGTCTCCTTATTACATAATTTTATTTACTGTTATATAGAACAAAATGATCGCAGACCAAATGGCATACCCGATGGGGAATATTTTTTTGATATTCAAACAATTATTGCAAGATTATTAGATACAAGAGTTCTTGTTGAAATCAATAAAACATACCATGTTGGGTTAGATAGTGTATTTGCACCTTCGACAAAAAAAAGAGTGATTACGGATTATTTCGAACAACAAAATAAAAGAGTTAAAATTATATAAAACTTAAAAATTGTTTTTATTTATATAATAATTTATTATAATATAATAATAATGAGTTTTGGATATCACTTAGGAAAAGATAAATCTTTTTATGAAACCGTTAAAAATGCATTTACAGAAAACAAAGGTACGTCTGCTTACCAAATTTTTATGAAATCCCCACAGCGAAGAACATTATGTAAAATTGGCAAAAAAGACCAAATCAATACCAAAGAATACATAAAATTAAATAATATTAATTTATTTATTCATTCGGGTTACCTCTTTAATATCGGAGATGAATTAAAAGATTATACCATATCAACCGGTTTAGATGATATGATTAAAGGATATTCCATTGGTGCAAAAGGTGTTGTTTTTCACGTTGGAAAACACTGTAACCGTTGTACTATTAAAGAATGTATTGAAAAAATGATTGTATATATTAATATTATTATCAATAAAACATTAGATATACCTATTAAATTTATATTAGAAACAGGAGCAGGATGTGGTACAGAAGTATGCCGTACTCTCAATGACCTTAAATATATTTATGATAATATTGAACATAAAGAAAAATTTGGATTTTGTATTGATACATGCCATATTTTTGCATCTGGATTTGATATTAAAAGCAAACCAGATGAATACATTGAACAATTTGATGAAATTATTGGCTTAGATAATGTGTGTTTAATTCATCTAAATGATAGTAAGGGTCTTTGCAAAAGTTGTAAAGATAGACACCAAAATCTTTGTAAAGGTGAAATTGGCGAATATGGATTATCTATTTTCGTCAAGTATTTTTATAGTATCGATGTTCCTATTGTATTGGAAACACCAACTGGATTTGCACGGCTTACAGATTTGGAATACATTGAAAAATGGATAAAATAACACATAGTTAAAAAAAATTTGATTTTAATTTAATAATACAAACAACTTTATAATTATAAAATGACTACATTAAAATTTATATCAAATAACAATTTTGAATCTTTAGGATGTCGAAATCATACTAAAAATGAATATGACGAGAGTACTATTTTCCCAAAAGGAACTATTGTTGAATTAACTGATGGAAAATTTCCGTTAACAAATTTTAGAGATTTATTTAAGTATAGTAAAACATATCATATCATAGGAGGAAAGAAAGTAAAACTCGACGGTTTTTGTATATCTTGTACTAAAGAAAATGTCGGAAAATATGGTGATTCTATTATAGTTGTAACACTATGATAATGTATTATAGTTGTAACACTATGATAATGTATTATAAATAATGTATTATAAATAATTGAATTATATTATTATTAGTATTATATAAATATTAATAATAATGAATAAAACAGAAATTGTAGGTAGGTTGCACTTGATGTCAAATAAGAAATATGGATATAATAAACGAAATGTTCAATACTTTTTATTTACAAGTCTTGATGAAACCAATAAAAACAAGTATTTAGTTGCTACAAGAGTAAAGAAGCAATTTAAAGAAGACATTTATATTACTGTTAATCCCGTTTTAATAGAAAAAAAAAAATTTCAAAAATACCAATTTGCACATCTTAACAGAATTATTGGCACTGACCATTTTGAAATGTTATTTTACAAATATCACCTTTGTATCAAAAAATATAAAACAAAATTTATTAATGATCTTTGTGATAGAACTGATACATCATCATTTTATTCTTTTTCAATTGATCCATATGGTTCAAAAGACATTGATGATGCTTTATCAATTTGGAGAGAATTTATATATATTCATATTGCAGATCCGACATCATATGTTAAATCAGATGATTTATTAAGATATTCTACCATTTATGGTAACAGAGTTATTAATATGTATAATGATGAAATTGGGTTTGATATATGTTCTTTAATAAAAGGGAAAAAAAGAAATGCTATTACATTTATTTATGATAGTAAAAAAAAATGTATTATTAATGATTTTCCCTCCATTGTTCAATTAAATGAAAATTTGACATATGATGATAGAAATTATCACACAAATTTATTAATAAAATTAATGAACCACCAGGATACACACAAAATTATTGAACAATTAATGATAGCGGTAAATATTTATACTGGTCGTATACTGAGTAATATTGGACAAGGAATATTTAGAAATTATGAAATGGTCGAAACAGAAAATATTCCAACATTAGATAATGATTTAGAAAACTTTTTAAAAATTATTAAAAGTAATTGTGCAAAATATAGTTTAGTGCCAAAATCCCATGATTTTTTAAAATTAGATAACTATTGCCATTTCACATCTCCTCTTAGAAGATACTCAGATACACTTAATCATCTTTTATGGAAAAAATTTAAATACTTCCTCAATATAGATATGCTAAAAATTAATTCGGAACTGGTTGATAGTATAAATGCATTTGAGCAAAAATTGAGAAAAATGTCACGTGATATTAATAGATTCAAAATATCAGACCAAATTGGCGATAATGTAATTATTGAATCGGGGTATATTATCGGCCTTGAAAACAATAAACTTGTTGTTTATTTTAAAAAATATAAACTTGTTATTAATGTTAATATTATTCCAAAAGAACTACTGATACTTAAAGAACAAAATATTCCAGAATATTCTCTTTATGATAAAGTTTTTTTTAAACTTTTTAATTGTAGAAAAAAACTTCAGGTTACTTTGTGTAATATTTTTAATTAAATTATCTTATAAAACAATATAGATAAATGGAGAAAAATTTATTAGAATGTAAATATTGTAATTGCGATTTCAATTGTAATTCTAATTGTAATTCTAATTGTAATTCTAATTGTAATTCTAATTGTAAGAAATTATGGGTCGTGCCAGTATCGAGTGGAATGATTATCCCAATGTTTTATTTTGATATTTGTAAATCTGTGTATTATGTATCTGGTGTGTCATTTATATGTGCATTATTTTTAATTTATATATTTCCTTTTATTGCAAGATATTTATTTACAAAACCATTATATTACGAAGATCTGATTGATAAATATGAAGAAAAAAATTCAATTGACTCAACTAAATATCAAAATTATTTTATAATACTTAATAGTTTTTTTACCGCAATATTACTAGCATTGTTTATTGATTATGGTATATTTAGATATCGTGATTCAAAATTGAATGGATTTGAAATAATTGGTATTATAGGAGGTGTCATTGGGTTATATAAAAAATGGCAATTAACTATTGGTAAATTATTAATGATGGGAATTTATAAATATAAAACAAGAAAAAATTCAATGAAAGAACTTAATGATATTGTAATCCAAGTAAATTCTAATGCCGATAATATTGAGATGATTTCTTATAAATCATCAACTCTGTAATATGATTTCTTATCAACTCTGTAATATGATTTCTTATAAATCATCAACTCTGTAATATGATTTCTTACTTTGTGAATTATTGTTTTTACATTAGCGGACATTGTTCTATCGATATTAAATAAAACACTTAAAAAATAAATTTTAATTGCTCTTAGAAATAATGGAATCAAAAAAAATTTACATAAAAATGAACAAAAAATATTTCCGTCATATACATTGAATGAATTATCATGCAATGCAGATATTCTATATGATTCTGATATTGAATTTTATGGATGGATTAGAAGAATCCGCATTGGCGGTGGTGGTTCGATTATATTTATTGATATATATGATGGTACAGATGTTGGTTCATTAAAATGCATGGCTTTACGAGATTCTTATAGTGAAGACGGCAATGGAGGTAAATATACTTATTTATATTTTGAACAACTAACTGATTCAAAATATTTAAGTTGCGGGTGTTCTGTCGTTGTTGCAGGAAAATTGTGTAAAAGTCCAGCAAATACAACACAAAAATTTGAACATCATATATACAATTTAAGTATCATAGGTGGTGTTCAAGATTATGAAACTTATCCAATTCAAAAATCAAATGAAAAACATTTATTAAGATTGCGAAAATTACCATTCGATAGAGTAAAAGCGCAATTAGTCCAATGTTTATTTAGAATTCGTTCGAATTTATTATTTGCTATTCATTCATTCTTCCACGATAGAAATGTGATTTGCACTGATCCAAATATATTACACCGACCGGAATTTAAAATGAGACAAAAAGTCTCAAAAAAATTTTAGGAAATTTTAATTTCCGGTGAATGTAAATGCACTCTCTGAGGATATTCCTTTCTCCTCTCAAGCCGACCACCATTTGACACCTTCGTAAAATTATAAATTTTACTATGGAGCAACGACTTTGTCGTTGACACCTTTTTACAGGGGTTGGTAGTTTTTATTTCATAACCTCTACAATATTGTTGAGGTCTTGGTTTATTGTTTATATAAGAATTAAAAAGTTTTCTTATATTTATACAACCATTATAATCACGGTTTATACATCCTTTCCTTGTGTTTTCCATTTTACACCGATGAAGATTAAGAAGTAAATATTATCCTGAAAAACGTGAAGGGACTGGGATTTGCGCGGTTTGTGATGTTCTTAACAGGTGTGTCCTCGGTTAGAGATATTACACCATTTCCTGTATTTTATTCGCATTGTCCATATTGATTATTGTTGATTATTGTTGATTATTGTTGATTATTGTTGATTATTGTTGATTATTGTTGATTATTGTTGATTATGATGTAATTATAAAGTGATTATAGGGCGATCAATAGTTTTATGTAAATATTTGAGTCTCAAATATTTACTATTGAGTCATGTTCTATGTTTTTTTTGTTGATATGGAATCGTATACCATGCAGACGGTTCATTATGTGATCACGTTGTTTACTAAAATCACCACGAAGTTCCATGGTAGCACAATTCATTAACATAAGTTCTACATATAATTTAACTGTCATCGGGTGAATATTATTTTTTTCAATGATCCAACTCTCAAGATCCCTGAACTTTATTATATTCAAGTTGATTTTATCCAGCAATCGCTTCAAAATAATGTCATCATCAGTATTCCATTTGTCTGGTGTCCAGAATGGTGGGGCTGTTGCTTTTACGTTCGTGTGTGTTTTTGGTATTGTATCCATTTAGTGCAATGCATAATATATTATATAAACAAAATTTCATTTTTATTTTCATTATAAATAACCGTCTTGTTATATAATATGAATAACCGACTGCTCCATTGGCACAGACGATGTATTTATATTGTATTCTACCAACGGCGTATGTATATCAATTTCTTTTCCGTTGAACAAAAATATTAATGTCAATAGATATGATAATAATGCATTATTTCTAAATTCATGTCTACATGAATAATTCAATGCATCGAACAATGTTCCGACTGGAACACGGTCTTTAATCGGCACGAATAAAGCTAATGTTTTATTATCCATACCATATGAAGTAAAATCTATTTTTTCATTTAGTGATTTCATTCTATATAAGAAAATATTGCCTCCTTGTATCATTTGCAATCTCATATTTAGCGTTTGTTCTTTCTTAATATTTAGATCGCTTATCGTTCTTTCAAACTCCTTGTGTTTGATATACTTTGAATTTATTACAAAGTACATCATTGCATTTGGAACAGATACCTTTTTACTAAGTTTATATAAAACTTGGTTAAGTGTAGTATCCTGTTCTACGTCGACGGTATATAACCTGCCGTTTATGTGTCTTACAAATATTTGTACCATTTTATAATATTTAAATATGAATTATTCATATTTTATAATCAATTTTTATATAACATTGCATAACATTGTATGATATTGCATAACATTGCATGATATTGCATAACATTGCATGATATTGCATAACATTATTTATTATAAAGTATGTGCCTATGCACACTACTAATCTATCTATTGCATGCTGCACACTTTGTATTGTTTTCGCCGTTTACAAACGTACAATGAGAACAAGACCACGTCGTAACCACAGTACCCCTCGACTTGCTGCACACAACACACACATTGGCTGTTTCTGTGTTCCTGGTTGTACAATGAGGACAAGACCACGTCGTAACCACAG